TGGAGTCTGGTGCTAAAAAAGGAGAGATCTCCAAAGCATTCAAGAAGATGCTCAAAGGTAAATCTGCAAACAAGAAACTGCTCAGTTCTTTCATTGAGTATGTCGCCTGACAAACCGTCCACCAGGGGTCACTGAGACCCACTCCTGCTCTATACTTACTTCATACGCAACCAACCAATGCCTGCCAAGTCTGACCTGACCACTTCCCAACTCACTTCTTTTCTCTCTGATACTTACGGCAACGACATCAATGCTGAGCATGTTCGTGGTGCCTGTGATCACTTTGGTGTTACTTATCCTACTGCTGTCAAGCGTCTGCGTGACTTCTATGTCAAGCGTGGCACTTGGAACCTGACTGTTGCTGAGAAATTGGAGCAGACCTATCAAGCTCCTGCTGCTGTTCCTGCTGTTATGGAAGCAGTTGAACAGAACCTGATCCCCAGCAAGGATGAGAACTATGTGCCTTTCGGTAATTTCTCTGACGTAAAGAAGATCATCCAGTCTCGTATTTTCTACCCGACTTTCATCACTGGTATGTCAGGTAATGGTAAAACTTTCTCTGTTGAGCAGGCATGTGCCTCTCTAAATAGGGAGTTGATCCGTGTGAACATTACCATTGAAACCGACGAGGATGATCTTATTGGTGGTTTCCGTTTGGTTGACGGCAACACTGTTTGGCATAATGGTCCAGTCATCGAAGCTCTGGAGCGGGGAGCTGTGCTGCTTCTAGATGAAGTGGATCTTGCTTCTAATAAGATCTTGTGTCTGCAATCTGTTTTGGAAGGAAAGGGTGTTTTCCTGAAGAAGACTGGTCGCTATGTCCAACCTGCTCCTGGTTTCAACGTCATCGCTACTGCCAACACCAAGGGTAAGGGTTCTGATGACGGTCGCTTTATCGGCACCAACGTTCTGAATGAAGCATTCCTTGAGCGTTTTGCTCTCACCTTCGAGCAGGAGTATCCCACTCCTGCTGTTGAGAGCAAGATCCTTGTTCGTGTTGCTGCCTCTGTTGGCAAGCACGATGAAGAGTTCTGTACCAATCTTGCCAACTGGGCAGACATTATCCGCCGTACTTTCAAGGATGGTGGTATCGACGAGGTGATCTCTACCCGTCGTCTGGTTCACATCATGCGAGCATATGCCATTTGGAATGATCGCATGAAGGCGATCAAAGTTTGTGTGAACCGTTTCGATGATGAGACCAAGCAGTCGTTCGTCGAATTGTATGATAAAATTGATGCTGATGTTTCTACGGAGGAAGAAGATGCCGAACCTAATGACTGATAAGTTTCACGGTTATGTCAATCATCTTGCTATTCTTGACAGTGGCAAGACTGTTCGGATCTTAGGTGGCGAAGGTCTGAAGTTGTTTGTCAAAGACCTTGACGGCAACGTTGAAGAATGCTACCATGATAATCTACGCCTAATCTGGAATCGTTGAATGGCAAACAAATATAATGAAGATGCTCTACTACAAGAGCTACGTGATTACATCACTGGAACTTATGGACAACATTACTCTGCTGGTAATGACAGCATCCAAACGTTAGACTTAATTGAAGCATGTGGAGACGCTGAGGCATTTTGCCGAAGCAACATCCTCAAGTATGCTTCTCGCTACGATAAGAAGGGAACTGCACGACGGGACATTATCAAGATCCTGCACTATGCTTTGCTTCTTCTTCACTTCTCTGACAAATCTACAACCCTTGAAACTTACCCTCAATGAGCAAAGTTATCCTTTCTAAAAAAACCCTAGATGTCCTCAAGAACTTCAGCACAATCAACTCCTCCATTGTCTTCCGCAAGGGAAGCACTGTACGGACCATCTCTAACGCAGAGAATATCCTTGCAAAGTTCACTGGTGATGAAGTATTCCCTGTGGACTTCGCTATTTATGATCTCAGCCAGTTCCTTAGCGGTATCTCTCTGTTTAATGATCCTCAGCTCGAATTTACCACTGGCGATTTTGTTTCTATCCGTGGGGGTCGTCAGTCTGCTAAGTATTATTTTTCAGATCCTGAAATTACGCTCAAGAGTGCTCCAGAAAAGAATGTAAATTTTCCTGGTGCTGATGTTCAGTTTACTTTGACTGGTGATGATTTGATTGCTTTGCAGAAAGCATCTGCTGTCTACAGTCTCCCTGATCTTACCTTCCAGTCTGAAGAAGGATCAAACGAAATCAAACTCATCTTGCGTGATAAAGAGAATGATACCAGCAATACTTACGAGCAAACCATCTCTGGTTGCTGCACTGGGTCTTATTCACTGGATGTCAAGATTGAGAATATCCGTGTGCTCCCTGGTGACTATGCTGTCAAAATTTCCCAGCATCTTATCTCGGAGTGGACTAGTGAGAACGTTGACTTGACTTATTACATTGCATTGGAACCTTGATTGATATTGAAGTAGTTGACAATTTCTTTCCTCCATCCTACTTCCAAAGGATGCAGGATATTATCCTAGGCGATGGCATGGAGTGGAACTTCCGAAAGGATATTACCCTCCAGTCTGATGCTCAGAATAGTTTGTTCGATTATGGATTCAATGTCCATCTGTTCAGTGACTATGAAGGTGAGCGTAGTTTCAATGAGAAAACTTTGACTCACTTTATGGGTCCTGCAGTATTCATGATGCAAGACTTTACTGGAGAAGAACAAACGTATCGAGCACGTTTGGATATGACTGTGTATTCTGGAGAAGAACTCCACATGCACCCACCACATGTTGATCTTCCAACTCGCAACACCACTGCTATTCTTTACTTGAATGAAGCTGATGGTCCAACAGTTATCTTCAACGAACGAGCAATCAACGTTGATGATATGGATAAGCGAGAGCGTAGTATCAACAGTGATTTTCTAAAACTCAAATACGGTGAGTATGAATACGATAAACTTACTGTGAAGAAAAAGATTGATCCTAAACCTAACAGGGTTCTCTTCTTTGCTGGTGACCATGTGCATACTGGTCATTCGCCAACCACTGTAAAAAATCGTGTTCTTCTGAACTGTAACTTTGGACCCAAAGAAGTATTGAAACTATCTTCCTCAATGCCTGGACATATGTAATGAAGCATATTCTCTTTACAATGAAAGGTTGTACGAAAGATCTTCTAAATGATGAAGAGTTCGTTAGGGATATTGTTTATACAGCATCCAGAAAGTGCAAGTCTACATTGCTTGCACTTCATTCTCACAAGTTTAATCCTCAGGGTGTGACTTGTGTTGCTATGCTTGCTGAGTCCCATATCAGCATTCATACATGGCCTGAGAAAGGCATGGCGGTGTGTGATATTTTCACATGCGGTGAGCATACTAAACCCAAGAAGGGTGTAGAATATATGCAAATGATGTTCAATGCCCAGGACATCATATCTAAATCATTTACCAGACCCCTTGAATGAGCAAAGAATTTTTGTGGGTGGAGAAATACCGCCCCAACATTGTTGAAGATTGCATCCTCCCTGACAGCATCAAGAATGTCTTTCAGGGTTTTGTTGACCAAGGAGAACTTCCTAACCTGCTGCTGAGTGGCACTGCAGGTGTGGGCAAGACTACCATTGCTAAGGCGCTGTGTGAGGAGATTGGTGCCTCTTACATCGTGATCAATGGATCCGATGAAGGACGCTTCCTAGACACCGTGAGGAACCGTGTGAGGCAATTTGCTACCACCATCTCCCTGACCTCTGGAGCGTCCCACAAGGTCGTTATCATCGATGAGGCAGACAACACCACTAACGACGTGCAGCTCTCCCTCAGGACCGCTGTGGAGGAGTTCCATGGTAACTGTCGCTTTATCTTTACCTGCAACTTCATCAATAAAATTATCGAACCGCTGCACTCACGTTGCACGGTCGTTGACTTCAGGATCAAACCTGAGCAGGCAACTGGTCTGCAAGGTCAGTTCTTCACTCGCCTGAAAACTATTCTAGATCACGAGCAGATCCAGTATGAAGATAAAGTCCTTGCCAAGCTCACTAAGCGTTACTATCCTGATTGGCGGCGTCTTATTAATGAGTGCCAACGCTATGCTGCTACTGGAAGTATTAACTCTGCTATCCTTGTGGACGTTGCTGACGTTAATTTGGACTCTCTACTTAGCTCGCTGAAAAAGAAAGAGTTTACCACTGTCAAGACTTGGGTTGTACAACACATGGACAATGACCCTACGATGGTCATGCGTAAGATCTATGATAGTTTGTATGGAGTTCTCAAACCTGCTTCTATTCCAGAAGCAGTCCTTATCATCGCTAAGTATATGAATAGCATTCCTATTGTCCCTGATCAGGAGGTTAACCTACTAGCATGTTTAACAGAAATCATGATGAGTTGCGAATTCAAGTGAAGAAGACAACTCCAGAAAATGTAAGAGAAGCGCATGAAGGACTATTTCATGCTACAATGAACTTACCTGCTGCAGCTGCTCATTGCGGCATGTCGCAAAAAGAAATGAAAATGACCTTTTGGGAGTACCTTAAATATCATGCCGCAGACTATGAAATCCCTGAAAACACCATTGCGTTACCCAGGCGGGAAGAGTCGTGCTCTGAGTAAACTGTTTCAATATTTTCCTGATCTAAAAGACTTCAAGGAATATCGTGAACCTTTCGTGGGCGGTGGATCTGTTGCACTTGAAATTACTAAACGTTATCCTAAAATGGATATCTGGGTAAATGATCTCTACGAACCTCTCTATAACTTCTGGAGAGAACTACAGGACAATGGCAATGAAATTAAGAACATCCTGCTCCAACTTAAACAAAGGCACATTGACCCCGCTTCCGCCAAATCCCTTTTCTTGGATGCGAAGGCGTATCTGGCGAAAGATCCCTCTGAGACTGAGAATCTACATCGTGCTGTGTCTTTTTATGTCGTTAATAAGTGTAGTTTCTCAGGTCTCACCGAGAGTAGCTCCTTCTCTAAACAAGCAAGTGAATCCAATTTTTCCCTCGCAGGTATTGAAAGACTGAGTG